CAGGATCTTTTAGTATATGTGGATATCTTTTACGTACAAAAGAGTTTGATAGTACCGAACACACATGATTAGGATTCTTTTTAACTTCAGCAATAACATCATCTAAATTTTTAATTAGACCAGGTTCGCCACCTAACAAACAAACACGTATCTTGTAATTTCTTAAATAGTGTAATGTTTGTTTTAAGAAGTCCATATCAACTGTCAAGTTTCTCATTTCTAAAGTATAACTTGTACAATAATGACAATCTTTATTACATGACATTGACATAAAGAAGTCTATGGCTAAATAATTTTCTTGTATTTCAGATAGTGTTTTCATAAAACTTATTAAATGCTATTTTTAACTTTCTTTTATTTTTAAATGGTTCTTCTTCTAAATAACCTGGTGTTTGATATATCTTCTCTACAATATAATCATAGATAGGTTCAGTAGTTTCATTTAAAAGATTTTTATCAAACAGATCATCGCCTAATATCTTTTTCATATCTTCTACAAATTGATCTTTCTTATGTTCTAATGTAATGATAATTGTATTAATAATTTTATTTACTTCTTGTTTAGTCATCCATGGGTGTATAGGTAAAGACAATATAGTATCACAAACTATTTTGCTTATAAACATATCATCTGCTCTATGTTCTATTTCTCTATACATTTTGTTTTCAGATAAAGGTAGATCATAATGTACTTTTGCGTCTAATACTTTTTTAAGATTATCTCTAACTTTTTTATTCTGTAATCTGATTACATATTTGTGATAGTTATGATCTAAACCGTTTGTTGTAGGTTGTATTGTAACATATTCTTGTAATTGTTCATCATACATTTTAGCAATTTCTTGTCTTTTAGATTGCCATTCTTTCATCTTATTTAATCTAAAATTAATAAACTCAGCATTTATTAATAACATTTTAGAGTTATAACCTAACATCTCACGCTCACCATGTTTTCTTAACTTCTTAAACATCTCTGCTTTTTCTTTGTCATCTGTACAGATAGCGCCGCCACCTGCAATCCCAGCAACAACTTTGTTTGCATTGAAACTTAATGTTGATATGTCACCTATTGATCCTGCCTTAACACCATTTAGACTTGCACCTAATGATTGAGCTGCGTCTTCAATAAATGCAATATTCTTTTCTTTACAAAATTCTAATATCTCTTTTGTATCTGACATGTTACCAAATAGATGTGGATAAACAATTGCTCTTACTTTGTCTGAATACATACGTTTAATACTATCTAACGACATATGATAAGACAGCACTTCAATCTCACAAAATACAGGTGTTGCACCGACCATAGATACACAAGACGCTGTAGATATCCATGAGAATTGTGGTACTAATACCTCATCACCTTTTCTTATGCCTAAACTTCTTAAAGCAAAATGTAATGCGTCTGTGCCGTTACTACATGCAACAACATATTTTCTGCCTGTGAGTAATTTAAGTTTGTCTTCTAAAAACTCAACGTTTGCTTCTTGTTCTTTTTGCATTGACTTTTCAAAAAGTTGTAGATAATCAACTTTGTTTTCTCTAAAATCTCTATCCCAACCTGTCATATATAAACCTCGCTAGTTTTTCTTGTCCTTGTTTATTAGGGTGTAAATCTAAACTTGATATTCTGTCTGTATTTGATTCTATTGCCTTTTCACTTATATTAAAACCCATCAATCTTTTATCTGTAGGCCAACCTATAAAGTTATTATTAATAATTTCGTAGTATGGACTATTATGTATTTGTGCCAAGTATTTCTTTTCTTGTGTTTCTTTCCAATGTTTTTCTTCTTTTGTAAGATCAGCAGCCTTGTTTAATATAGGTACTTGTTTAGTTTCATCTTCTGGCCAGTCTTTTGTTCTTCTTCTAATTAGTTCTTGCCATAGATAACCTTTAAACAAGTCTATCATTTGAAACTGTTTATAAGGTAATTTTAAATTTTCACAAACCATCTGAAGACTATAATAATATCTTAATGATCTATCTATCCAGTAATACATACAACCTTTTGAATCATACATATCATTTGTCCATTTAATCTTTTGAATCATATCATTCTCATTATACGTCCATTTTCTATTTTTTAAATATAAACTTTCTATCTGATAGTCACGTCTAGGTGCTGTACTCCAAGCTGCGATAACTAAACCTATTTTAGAGTGATCAATAGTTTGTAATTTATCAATTATATTACTATAGATATATTCTTGTCCTGCACCCGACTCACTTAAATTTACAAGTTGCATATCTAACTTTTCAGCAAGTAATTGTGGCCATTTAGGCCAACTAACATCTAAATCTGGATGATGTACTGATCTAAATCTATCGTTTGAATAACTACAACCACCAACTAATAATATTTTTTTCATTAATTTTATTTTTGGTTTCCTCCAGTTGATGGTACACCATCTATTTCTTCTATTTTTGTTCTATCTCTACCTGTTCTTTTTTTACAATGAGTAATACAGACAGGTACGACTTTATCAATATTTTTTTCTGCTAAATCTTTTGCAAACTGTTGCCATTCTTTTGTTAATAATATTTCTTCAATACTATTATAATCACTTACTTTACTAACTTTTAACATCTGTTTCATAATAGGATGTTTCAATGCTTTTGCTTGATCCATCCAACAACAAGGTATTAGTTCTCCTCTATTTGTCATAGCAGGCGACATGCGATATTCTATTGAACCATGTTTTGGCATACATCTAGGTTCCAATATTATTTTTTTATCATAGGGCATTAAGTGCTACCTCTTTATTTTTTGGTTTCAATGGGTCGTCATCACCTTCCCAACGTGATGATTGTATTAACATAAATGGTACATCAACTTCTTTTGCTAATTTTTTTGCTTGTTCTATATGAGTTTCATTATAACTAAACACAATGTATTGCCAGATCGGTTTATTTTTTAAATATTTTTTACTCTCTACCATTATATTAAATAGTTTTTCACCGTCTTGGTTTACACGATACATATGACTTTCTTCAGGCAGACCATCTATACCAAATATCCATTCAGCGTCTGGATTTGCTTTGAAACATTTTATATAATATTCTTTAGATTTAGCTGAGGCTGCGTTATGTATTTCACATCTTACATTTTTCTTACGTAACATTTCTAATATCTTTGAAAATTTAGGGTGATGAACAGGATCAGATAACTGACCACAAAATCTAAAGTCATTATAGAAGTCAGATATTTTATCTATTTCTTCTAAAGTAAGATCACGTCCTGGTACTTTAAGACCATTGTTACGCCATTGTCTTTGTCTTTGACATCTAGGACATTCAAGTGGGCACCTAAAACCAATGTCAATATTTAATGATTTTCTATTCATAAAATATTGTATATCTTTAGTTATATCTAACTCTTTTTGTGTTTTATTGCTCATATCAATTTCAATAAATTTTTTAACTTATCTTTACTTTGTGTTAGGCAGATAACAGGTCTATTCCAATAAACCGTTCCGCCATCTTGCTTATATTTATCCCTTAAATAAATGACCTCTTTTTTGAGCCATCTAAACTCCATGAATAGTCTAGGTGCAGGATCAAAGTTAGGTTTTGTATAGACATATGTTTCAAACTTACCTAATATATTTGTAATTGGCACTATTAGATTGTTTAGTTTAGGGTTTATAAATTTGTCATTATAAGTTATAATACCATGATCAGGATAATCGTGTACGTGTTTTTCTACTTCTCTATAGTATATTTCATTTGTGCCTAAAAACAAATACTTAAATTGTATATCTTCTTTTACAGGTTTGTATATACTAAAGTTTATTATCTTTTCAAATTGTTCTCCTACACCATTGACATATACATCATGGTCACATAAATCGTAAACTTTTTTAGGTTTGAAATATTGTAACGCAATAGGATATTCTCTAACATGATTTTCAGAATATACAGATATAAGATTACCACTAAACAATAAATGTAAAGTTAGAAGTTGATCATTATTGTAAGTATGTTTATTTAAGTATGCTAAAGTTATTTGACTTCTACCCATAATCAATGTTATATCATTTGACGTAGGTGTGTAAAGATCAAATACTACATTTTCATATTTGACATAACATTCATTTAGAGCATTGATATAAGATTGTTCAGAAAATCTATGGTCTCTTATGATTATCAGTTTTGTTTTTACACCTAAATCATTTAGAAAACAACAATGCTCATAACTATAATGTAGAAGGCCATCACCAGGCTTACTTGTACATACTATATTTACATTTTTCATATCATATTATATCATATTTTAACGTATCCGTCAATTAGTTACACTATTTATTAACTAAATAACTATATGATTTTAGACCAAAATATAGACTTTTCCAAGTTAAGAACATACAGATTAGATAGAGTAAAAAAAGAGCTAGAAAAACAAAATATAGAAGCCTGTATATTGTTTGATCCAGTTAATGTTAGATATGCTTTAGATACAACTAATATGAGTGTTTACAATTTGCATAATTTAACAAGATATTGTTTTATACCAGTAAATGGACCAGTAATTCTGTATGAGTTTTTTGGTTGTGAAAATAACGCTAAACATTTAAATCTAATTGACGAAATAAGACCTGCAATCACATGGGATTATTTTAGTCATGGAGATCAGGCAGAAAAAGAATTAAAAAAATGGGTTAATGATGTAAAAGATTTATCAAAATATTTTAAAAGTAAAAAAGTCGCAATTGATGTAATTAATGGACCTGCTGTTACAGCATTGAATAAAGAAGGTATTGAAGTAGTTGACGCCAAATCAGTACTTGAACAAGCTAGAGTTATTAAATCACCAGAGGAACTAAAATGTATTAAAGAAGCAGTGAAAGTTGTAGAAATTGGTGTTACAAGAATGAGAGAAGAATTAAGAGCTGGCATGACAGAAAATCAGTTATGGTCAATTTTACATAAAACAAATATTGAATATGGTGGTGAATGGATAGAAGGCAGATTATTAGCTTCAGGTCATAGAACAAATCCTTGGATGCAAGAATGTAGTCACAAAGTTATTGAAAAAGGAGAAATAGTAACCTTTGATACAGATACGGTTGCGTCTTATGGATACTTGGCTGATTTTTCCAGAGCTTTCGTTGAGGGTCACAAGTTTAATGATGATCAAAAAAAATTATATTCAATTGCTATTGAACAAATAAATCACAATTCCGAATTGATTAAACCTGGTTTATCATTTAAAGAGTTTTTATCTAAATGTTATAAACTTCCAGAACCTTATTATGGTAATCGTTATCCTGCCATAGTTCATGGCACTGGTCTTTGTGATGAATGGCCATTTATTAAATGGAATACAGACGGTGGTGAACAAAGTGAACAATTTAAAAAAGATATGACTATTTCAGTTGAGGCATATGTAGGTGAAGTTGGTGGTAAAGAAGGTGTTAAATTAGAACAACAATTTTATGTTGGTGAAAATGGACTTGAATTATTGTCCCACCATCCATTAGAAGATTTATAATGTTAAGGATTTGTAATGTTATTTGCAGACAATATAGATAGAAAACTTTTACCTAAAAATATTCTTATATTAAATGCTCGTAGAAAAACTGAAACTCTAGTAGAGTTTTGTTTAAAGTACGGCATTAATTTTAAGATGTTTGAAGAACATAAGAATAGTCATTTTAATATAAGTCCAAAATTAAAACCATACACTACATTTCTTCCAAAAGAACAATTACTTGATCCTCAATATTATATAAAAAATATAGATTTTGTACCTGAATATATTATCAATTTTAGAGATGAGGAACCATCAGTTAAATTAGAATATGAACTTATGAAATATTGGAAACCTAAAACACAATTTGATGAAAGGGCTTTAAAGTTTTTTGTATCTAAAAAAGAACAAGACCGAGTATGTAAATTGATGGGTATACCTACTTTAGATGAAGGAGGTCCTGATGATAAAATTATAGTAAAAACAGATTTAGGTAATTCTGGTGGTGGTACTGGTTATAAAATTGTTGACGCTAAAAAAAATCATATAGTACAACCAAATGATTTTATACAAAGATATATTGATTATGATTATGAAATCATGCAACACTTTATAATTGATAATGATGGTGAGTATCATATATATAATCATAGTATAGGTAAATTTGGGGATGGTTTTATTGTACCTAATAATGTTCCATATCTATATCAATATCCATTTGTTGATTTTCCAAAAGAAGAAATTGCTTTAATAGAGAGTTTTTTTACAAAATTAAAAGAACATATAAGTGTTAGAAACAGGATAGGGATTACAGAATTTTCTAAAGAAAGAAAGACTGGCAAATTACATTTCCAAGAATTTAATTGTAGACCTTCTGGTGAATTTGAAATAGGAACGTTTGATTGGAAGATAGGTAAATTTAATACACTAGTAGATTATTTTACAAATAACATACCAAAAGAAATAGAATACTATCAACAAAATACAGAAATATATTTTGATAATGTTCGTAATAATGAAAAATTTGGTTGGGGAACGGAAGATGGTTTAAAAATAACAAGTTTACCCTATTCAGAAACAATAAAAGTATTTAATACAAAGTCAAAATAGTTGTATAAATAGTAGTATGGCAGCTGTAGCAAATTTTAACATAGATCAAGGAACTACCTTCAGTTCAACTGTAACGGTTAAAGATAGTACGGGAAATCCGTTAGATTTAACTGGTTATACAGCAACTGCAAATATGGCTCTAGGATATGCAAGTACAAGAACACGTACAGCATTAACTATAGCTTTTGCAACTGATAGAACAACGGGAGATGTCACTATGTCATTAACTGCAACACAAACAGCAGCTTTAGAAGCTCCTGCAAGATATGTATTTGATATGGATATAACAGATTCTTCAGGAACAGTAACAAGAGTAATTGAGGGTCTAATGACTGTTAGACCTAACGTATAATAACAAGGAGAAATATAACATGAGTAGTGAAAACATCAACTCAACAACAGCACCTGCGACAGAACCAACTTTTACTATAGACGGAAAAGACTATAAAAAAAGTGAATTGTCAACTAAAACTTACAATTCTATTATAGTAAGACAAGATTTGCAAGCAACTAAAATCAAACTTTCTTTAGAGTTAGAAAAGATTGCAATTCTTCAGGCTCACTATGATAATGCCATCGCAAACGAATTAGGTATTGAAATCAAAAAACCAGAACCTAATTCATCTACAACTGGCGCTGATACAGATAAAAAGTAGTTGAAATTACATAATTGTACTTGATTTAGATACCTTATTATTATAAATATTGTAATTAAACATTATTTAAAAAGGTAAAAATGTCAAACGATATTACTGCTACATATAGTACAGGTACTAATACTACAGCTACGATTAATAGTAACTCAACAGGACCGAATAACGTATCGGTCACATCACCATCGGTCAGTCAATTACAAAGTAATGTAAATAAACTTACTGGTTTAAGTGACGTAAATGCGGCTACGCTAAACGATGGTGCAATGATTCAATATGATGATAATAGTAAAAAATTTGTAACAAGAAATGAAATAAAAACTGAAAGTGGAAATTTAATATTAAACGGTGGCACATTTTAATAGGGAGAATTAAATGGCAACAATTATAAAGATTAAACGAACCACAGGTTCTTCGGCACCTTCAGGTTTAGAGCAAGGGGAACTTGCTTACGTTTACGATACATCATCAGCCAGTACAGGCGCTGGTGGTAATGGTCTACGATTATTCATTGGAGATCATACATCAACATCAAACGCCGCAATAGAAATTGGCGGTCAATATTACAAACTTTTATTAGATCACGCACATGGTACACTAACAGCTTCATCTGCTGTAATTGTAGATTCTAGTAAGAGAATAGACGAATTATTAATAGGTAATAATGCCACAACTGGTGGTACTATTAAATTAAACGAAGGTACCAATAACGGTGCCCACTTCATAGCACTTAAAGCTCCCAATAGTGTTGCAAGTAATTTAACGTTTACTTTACCTGGTACAGATGGTTCTAATGGCCACTTATTAACTACAGACGGTTCTGGTAATCTTTCATTTGCTGCTCCAGCGTCAAGTAACTTTACACTTGCTGCTGATAGTGGTTCAAACGATACATTTACAACAGGTCAAACTTTAACGTTTACTGGTGGTACTGGTATTGACACAACCGTTTCTGATAACGAAATTACTTTTGCTATTAATACTGGTACGGTAGTTGATTTATCAACAGCACAAACACTTACAAACAAAACATTAACATCTCCTAAGATAAACGAAGACGTAGCATTAACTGCTACTGCCACAGAGTTAAACTTACTAGATGGTGTTTCTGGATTAGTACAGGCAGACTTTACAAAATTAGCTGCTATAACTTCTACTGCTACTGAATTAAATTTATTAGATGGTATTACTGCTATTGCTGATGAAGACAATATGGCAAGTAATAGTGCTACAGCACTTGCAACTCAACAATCAATCAAAGCATATGTTGACTCGCAATTAACGGCACAAGACATGGACGTTACGTCTGACTCTGGAACAATTGATGTTGATTTAGATTCAGAAACATTAACGATTGCTGGTGGAACTGGTATTAATACATCTGCTACAGGAACAACATTAACGGTTGCAATTGACACAGGTACAACTGTTGATTTATCAACATCACAGACTTTAACAAACAAAACACTAACAAGTCCTACATTAACTACACCTAGATTTGCTGACGATGGCTTTA